TGTTGCGTGGCATAGATTCATCCATGCACATTTTACCGATTTCAAAATAGTCAGATGTACTAAGTGTAGGAAACATCTTTCTGATAGTTCCCATTGGATTAGTACCCCAACCCAAGGTTAATACTCCAACCAGTTCTTCATCGACATATGCTCCTAAGTGATGCTTAGTGAGTTTCGGCATTACTGGACTGTAATGACGTTCCTGTACGAATAGTGTCGCTACTCTGTAATCTATTTTTTTGACAATCATCATATAAAATTTTCACCACCTTCATTCACCTATTTAGAGGTATTCACTAGTATACGATTTAATAGGATTTTTATGTGTCAATGATGAAGCAGGAAACCATTGAGTTGTTTCAGTAACAACCTTAATCTTTCTAGGCTTATCAACGTCATCGTGGTCGATTTCCTCAATATAAGTAACTTCGACTTTTTTCAACACTGTTTCTATTTTCTTAACCATTATTCGTGTTCTCCACCCTTTCCTCTACCAAATCCACCAAAGAAATGTGGACGGCGTTTTGCTGTTTCAAATGTTGCAACCGTAATTGCAATTGCACCAAGTGTTAATGTGTGAAGTACCATACTGAATACACCAGCATACATACTACCGACAATAATACCGAATACTATACACCACATCCATGCCAATACTTGCATAATCATGTGTCGTGTACTAAAATCTGGTATTACACTCAATGGATTCTTTTCGTGGTTCATTACCACGTTCCAACAATTATATACCCATTCTCTCATATCTTTTACCTTTTCAAATTTTACTTCTTTAGGATAGTTAGCATCTGCACTATCTCTAAAATCTATTGCATCATATAAGTCATAGAACTTCTCAACAACCTTATGATTTTTAAAGTATGCTGTTACCCTATACATTACTTATTGATATTCCTCTTGCCGTGATTCATGCATGTCAATCAGACTTCGTAGTGACATTTGCACATAGTCCTCTTTCCAATCATCATTTTCAAGATATTCTTCAATCTCATTGACTTGTTCTACTCCTAAGTCATCAAAACTTTCAACACCATATTGTTCTGTAACATCATGCATTACCCAATCATATGCTTGTGCCTCTAACTGGTCACACAACTTACCTTGTTTATGTACTTGAAACGCCATTTATTATCTCCTTTTGCCCGTCATAGGGTCATTCGCTTCTTGTGATGAGAGAACTTGTAGTCCCCCCTTATTATATGCTTGTCCTATGACAGCATTACCAGTATATACTGGAACTTCTTTTTTGGTTGCAACACCACCAATGTTATTGGATAGACTAGGATAGTCTGGTGTTTGTCGAATGGCAGGGGAACAAGGAATTGAACCTCGTCCTAGTGGTTTGGAATCACTCGTGCTACCGTAACACTTTTCCCCTTTAGGTTTTGGTGCCTTGCCTTGAACGTAGTCAATATACTCATCCAATGTAACAACTGAACATCGTATAGACTTTAGAAACTTGTTATGCGCCCTCCACTGAGTTTCATACTTCTGTGGATTGATTTTCTTTTTCTTTTTCTTGCGTGTACTATTACTGTTATAATATACAGGCATCAAATGCATACCGCTCATAATTACTTTACCTTGTCAAATGGTGGTGTATGTGCATAAATGATACTTTCCCTTTCCATGTAAGGAACATGTTCTGTATCGTGAAATTTACGCAATAGACGGGCATGTACGAGACTCCAATAGTCAACTGCCCATTTGTTAAGATTAGGATTCTTTAGCAGTTCATTTACTGCATCAAGTCTCCGTCCCAACAATTCGTTAGACTTTTCCGTTAATGATGTCATCTGCAACACTCCACGATTCAAAGTCCTTTCCACCTACATACCATTCGCATTCTTCAGTAGGAATTCTTCCATACTTCCAACAATAGACTGTAAAGTTTTTGTAGTAGGTAGAATCTGAGTCTATCTCATCTTGTACCTCTGCTTCAACAGTCCATTCACATGCAACTTTTTCATAAGGATTGGCATCTGTAAATTGGGGTGGCCCGAATATCTCTACCAACCTATCATAAGTTGTAGTGAGATGTCCTTGCAAACTAGTCCCATTTACAGATACCATATCCGATGCTTCAAAATTCAAAATTTTCATACTTACTCCATAATATAATTTATTATACCACCAAATATGGTGGCTTGTCAATAGTTATTTGGAACTGAATAGTATAAAGATACCAGTTCCAAACATAGAAAGTCCGATGGTTACTGCCATCATCATTTCACTCCATGTATTTGCATATTCCATGCACTTACCATCACAGTCTCCAGCAGAACCTGCCAGTGCCATCAAACCAAAAATAACTAATATACTTCCAAAAAGGTCTTTCATATCTCTCTCCTTATTTACCGTTATATCCAAGTGTTTCCATTGCAGCTCTAGGTGAAGTCTCCTCTGCGAGTTTCATATACTCCTCAACAGTTGCATTCTTCACAAGAAAGTTTACCCATGTTTTCCAAGGTTTGTAACCGTATTTAAAACGGGCAACAAACGCAGGCATCAGTTTACCTTCCCAACTAGGATGAGCATTCGGATGTACATCCATCATCATTCTAGCACCTTCAAAGTTACCTTTGTACATTAAGTACATACCGTCCCAATTGAATTCTTCTTTCACAAATTTAGTCATAATATATCCTCTCTTTTTTCACTCTATACTTACAGTATACATGTTTTCATAACAAATGTCAAGGCTTATTTTCCTATAATCCAGCGAATTTTGCCAGTAACCATAACATCACAAAAACGAACACAGTAAACCACATTAATGATTTTAACATATATTATCCTCTTTCTATTGCTTGAATTAACTTTCTTTTGACAGTCACTAGACTATCCTCGTTTGCTTGGTATCTAATACCAATACCACCCTTGGTAATCCACCTTGTAATATTGTCTGGTTTATCATCAATCAATATATTTGGTGTACCATCAAGTCTGTTTGTAGCATACTTTTCTTTTTGTCCAGTAAAGATAATGTTCTGAACTTCTGGTAAATAACCCATTCTGGTTAACCATACTCTCTTCCAATATGCAGAGTTGTCCCTGTCACCTCTTAGTGGTGAAGAACATATACCCCAATCGTCACCAGCAACTGTCTGTACAAATTCGACTAGTTCGTCTGATGTTGGGTATTTCTCTAATGTATTGAAAAAGTCAGTACCTTGCAATTCTGCAATGGCCATCTCTTTATTTGGAATCTCTTTCCAATGTTTCTTATCAAACTTCTTGGCGAAACCGTCAAAGAAGTCTGCAATCACACCGTCCATATCTAAATAAATTGTCATTTTCACTCTTTCTTTTTTCATCATATACACATAGTATACATGTTTTTATAACAAAAGTCAAGGCATTTATAGGCGAAAAAACCCTTGAAAAACAAGGGTTTTCTGCATTACTGTAATTTAGGGGGTGTTATTTGCGTGCTTTTTTCGCTAATTCTTGCGAAATCCACCGTTTTGCGATATGGTTGCCTACCTTCTTGCGAACTAGTACCATGATACGTTTCCATACTTTAGAGAATATGTCCTCACCAGCATCATTATTGTCTACAATGACAAAATTAGAGTTACCAAACAACCTCTGGAATTTACCGATGTTCTTCTGAACCTCTTTCCACATCTTTTCAACTTCTTTCTCTGGTAGTGTACGTTTACGTTGTGTATTACGTTCCTGTGCCGTATCCAAAGATGTATTAACGAATATCATATAACAGTCATATCCTAAACCTTTGAGCATTGACACTTGTTTGGATATCTTATCGTAATCCTTACCAGTACCGTCAATGATATGTCCCAAACGTCCTTCAATGTAATTAGATTGCATTGTCTTGACTACCTTTTTCGCTTTAACACGAGTGTCTTGTCCCAAGTCTGAGTAGATATCCTCTGGTGTAGTATCTAGTCCTACATCCTTTAACATCTTCTCATAGACATCATCACTGTTAACAATCTTCATTCCAAGTCCACCAGTTGTTCTACGAACAACATAAGACTTACCACTACCAGGCCCCCCTGCTAGAAAGATTGCTTTAAATATATTCGGGTCGTAGACGCCCTCTTGTAGTTCTGCGAATGTTTTCATTTTTTATTCCTAACAACTCATTGACTTTTTGAGAGTATAATTCTTCATAATATTTATCATCTTTTGTAGTCTCAATTTCATTTCTCCTGCTTAACTGTTTTTGGAAGTGCATTTTCTGAAGTCTGTTTTTGAGTTTTGCTGTCATTGTTGTCCTCGTTAAATTTATAAGTTAAAAGTCTGCATAACGAATCGAGTTGTTTGATAGGCCTCCTTTCCTGTTAATATGTTACATCACTAGAGTCCTCAACACCAGTTGGTACGAGAACATCTATTGGGTTTCCACTATCTTGGTGAGAAACACCATATGATGATAACGGTTTAATTGCTGTGTCACGAATTACTTCCATGTGACAGTGGTGTTTATATACACCGTCACCTCGTGTAAATTCGTGTTTTAATTTTGATACAAGATAACGTCCACTGTAGATAGGGTCACGTTCCTCTTGTGCAAGAAGTCCTTGGTTTCTCATGTCGATACCAACCATATCTCCAGCTTGTAAAGATGTATTGCCAGGCACTTCAATTCTTAATGTGATTGCAGAGTCGATTGCACTAAATCTACCCATACGTCTTTGTAACCATATATCTGTACCACTGTAGTCGTATTGTCCATCGTGTCTAGCAGAGTATAACCCATTGGGCGCCTCCCTGTCAACAGCTTGCATATATGTTTTTGATTGGTCGTAATCTGATAATCTATTACCGTAATCATCTCTTGCTTGTGAACCTAGTGGTGCATTCTGTGAACCATATAAATTAAACTCATCTACATGTTTATCTTCTGCAAAGTCATCAAAATAATTATAGTTGTGATTCTCTACTGTCTTGTTAACCAAGTCAATCATAAGAAGATTAGAACCGTACATACCCTTTCTCATGTTCATCATCACATCTGTTGAAGTCATAAGACTGTAACTGAGAATGTTTGTTAATGTTGTGTTAACATCTGGTTTCTTATGTCCTTCGGGTAGAATATTTGGCGTTTCTTCCTTAAATACAAATCTAGGATTTTTCGTGTCCATCATACTGTCGATAGTTCTGAACCAGTATCCCTTAACAGTTTCATAGAATAGGAATGTCGGTGCATAGTTGTTTTCTCTAGACAGACATCTTCTTGCTACACTGTTGATAAAATCAAATGGACGCATACTAGGAGAAACGAACTTAAAGTTGTTTGTTGTTTCTTCATAGTAGAATTCTTTCTTAGAGTTGAGTAAGTCCTCATCTCTGAATATCTTCTTTACAATCTCAACAGACGGTTCGCCACTGAATGCTTGTTTAACTCTAATACGATTAGAACGTACTGCTTCTGGTGTTGTGAATGATAGTGTGTATGCATTAGTATTGTCATTAATACTAACTTTACTAGAAACTTTGTATATGTAAAGAGGTGTGTCGGTGAAA